GAACTATGTACTCTAGTTGAGGTTCACCTAAACCGTCACGAGAGCAAGGAAGACTTCCTACGCACTCTAAAGTTTGCCTACTTGTATGGAAAGACTGTTACACTTCTTCCTACCCACTGGCAGCAGACCAATGGCATCATGCAGCGTAACCGTCGTATTGGTACATCACTAACTGGTATTGCATCATTTGCTGACGAGCATGGTCTACCAACTGTTCGCACATGGATGGATGAAGGCTACAACAAGATTCGTTTCTATGACCGCAAGTATTCAGAATGGCTATGTGTTCGTGAGTCAATCCGTGTAACCACAGTTAAGCCATCTGGTTCTGTATCAATACTTTCTGGTGCTACCCCTGGTGTTCACTGGGGTCCAGGTGGAAAGTTCTACCTACGAGCAATCCGTTTCGGTAACCAAGACCAGATGCTTCACCTGTTCCGTGCAGCAGGGTATAAGGTAGAAGCAGACCTAGTATCAGCAAATACATCAGTTGTATACTTCCCAATCTCATCTGGTCATAAGCGAGCAGAAAAGGATGTAACTCTATTTGAGAAGACAGCCCTTGCTGCTACAGCCCAGAAGTATTGGTCAGACAACGGCGTTTCTGTAACCCTATCCTTTGACAAGGAAACTGAGAAGCAGCACATCACTTCCGTACTAAACATGTACGAAGGTCAACTAAAGGCTGTATCATTCCTATCAATGGGTAAGGATGTTTATCCACAGATGCCTTACACCGAGATTACAGAAGAAGAATACGACTACTACATTGGTCGTCTTGCAAAGATTGACTTCTCTGCAATTTATGACGGTGTAGAGAATCTTGATGCCATGGGAGAAGCCTACTGCACCACAGATGCCTGTGAAATTAAGATTCCAGACAAGAAGTAAAGTGGATGTTGAGATGCCCTGTCTTTAATTAGGCAGGGCATTTTCTTATGTGGTAGAATAGTGTATATGGCTACAGTATCACATTATTATGCAGATAAAATTAGTGCAGAACACCCTACAGCATCATATGTACTGGGTGGCGACTCTTTGCTCTCTAATCCAAATGTTTTATTAGATAATTTTTCTACTGCAATATCAACAACTGGTAAAATTTTTGGAACATATTCATCTGGAGATAAACTAGGATTTTGCTATTCAACAAATACTTTACAGACAGTATATCCAATCGTTTATGGCTCAGATAAATCTGTAAAAATAACTGGAACTGAAAATGCATTATGCATTCCATCACAAGGAATTATGTCATATAACGGAAGGTATAAAACATTAACATTAGAATTTTGGACTAAAATAATTAAACCATATCTTGGCAGTAAAAAGATTGTCGGTCCATTAACTACCTCAGATGATGGAAATGGTTTGTATGTTAATCAAACATCTTTTGTTTTTCAATTAGGAGACCAAAAAGGAACAGCACCAATCACTGATTTTAACAGACCATTTCTAATTCAAATAGCAATGTCTGAAAATAATGCATCGCTTATTGTAAATGGAGAATTATTAATTTCTTTAAATCTATCAAGCACAGATTTGGCTATGTTTTCTAATTCAAACCTGGTCGTAGGTGGAGATGGTCTACTGTCTTTTGGTTCTGGAATATATGATTTTATTGCAATCTATCCATATAAAGTGACTCCAGAACAAGCCTTGAGACGTTTTGTTTTAGGGCAGGGTGTTAGATTTGATGAACATGTTGTAGATAGATTTGATGGCAAATCAGTAGTGGTAGACTATTCAAAAATTGGATACTCGGCAAACTTTAATTACCCAACAAACTCAAGTTGGAAAAACTCAATAAGTGATAATTTAAAGATTGAACAATATTCAATTGCTCATAGACAACCATCATTGCCTAAATTTAACTCAACAAAATTATTGTCTGACCTTGAAGCAACAGGTGTATTTAATTTAAAAAGTTATACTGGATGGTCTTCAGTTATTTCAAATTTTCAAATAGAAAATTTAAATATTTTAAATACTCCAATTAAGGCATTTTACATGCATGGCTTCTACACATCTTTGCCAAGCAGTGAGCAGGTAGTATTTAAAGCGGTAAATCAAAAAAATGGAAATACGTTTAAAATTTCTATTAATGGTAGCACTATATACTACAAGTTGAAATATAACTCTGGCACAGAAAATACAGTATATTCATCTTCTAGCACTTTTAATTTACAACTATATTCTGGAAAATATAATTTTATTGTTGGAATCGACATAGATAAATTTGCAGACTATTGCACATCAAACAACCTAAGTTCAGATGTTAAAAACTTTTTTGCAAATCCAAATGATATAACAATGTATTTCGCTGGCGATGATGACCTCACAACAGACATGACAATGTCATCAACAATATACTCTGTTAAGTTTTTAACAAAAGATAATTTGGATAAACGCTCTGCAATTGTGTCTTCAGCAACTGGAGTATTTTATTACCCATCTGCAATCAATACTTCCCCTACTGGAACTGCAGCAATACAAAATTCAATTATTGGAAGTTATGATTTTAATCTTTATAATGATTATTTAAATTATACTAGTGTCGGATATCATTTTACAGTTTCTACCAATGGTTTTTGGAAGAATGATATCCCTCTTAATTATTTTTGTAAAACTGTTAATGATGTAAATGGAAGTCCAACTAGCACAGTTGATTTTATTCAATTTAATATAGACTTTGATTCACCAATTTTAAAGTACACCCCAAGTTCAAAAGAATATTTTGATACAACTAATTATGAAAGTGCTGTAAAGGTTTATGTAACGTTTGAACCATTAAACTCAACATATCAACCAGATTCAACATTCACCATTGAACAGGCAAGTACCGATAGGGTTCTATATCCAGGGGCATCATGGGCTACAACTAAATATGAAGTAGTTAATGGATTTATTATTTATCCACCACAGTCAGTAACACTTTCAGAACTCACAATGATTATACATATTGAATTTAACGTTAAAGATACTTTAAATAATAATGTATATATTCAAACAATGGAATTTTCATCACAATCATTAAATGCCAATAGTACTAACCCAATTGGCACACAGTTTGGTCAGAAAATAATTCCATTTACATATACTGGCACATCACCAAGGGTATATGACTATAAGGCTTATAATCCGTATATTGTTAGCAAAAATATTAATCCATATCTTTATATGGCTAGAGACTCTGGAATTCGCCTAGTTGGTTTTACAAATAATGCTTCAGTATCTCGTGGTCTTAGATTGCCAATAAACGAAATGCAAAACTCAAGATTTAATATTTCTGCAATGCAAATGTCACTATTTTATAATGCAGAAATTAATACTACAACTTTTACTGCCATATATCCATTTTCAGCAGAACAAATTTTTGAAATTCAGTCTAGCGGAAGATTAACAAAATTTTATCTAACAAGAATAGGAACTACTGGTAAAGCAACCCTATCAGCATTATCTAACAACATTACAAATGAAAATATACTATTTTATGTAAATGGAACACTAACTGCATCACCAACCATAGATGTAAACACATGGACAAACATTGGAATCTTCTTTAATGACCCATTAATTTTTGATTCATATTCTGGATATTTAGATATTTTAGGTAAGGCATCATTTGACAACCTATCATATTATCAATTATCTTCAGAGTCATTTGACGAACAGGACATAACTCCATCAACATGGAATAGTATTCAATATTTGAATGGAATATCTTTTACTTGGAGTAACTGGTCAGCAAAAACCTGGAATGACTTGCTTACATATTTTGGTTCAGCCCTCTATGCAATTCAACCATCTAGCATGTATCAGACATTTACTGGTACTAATAAAATAAACTTTGATGATAATACAAAATTGATTACATTGCAACAATTCTTTGATTATTATTCAGATGTGGATAACGCTTCGCAGAAATTAGTCTATACACCAGCATAATATGGTATACTGATGGTATGAATATTGACACTACAAAGGACTTTGGGCAAGTTATGCCTAATCAGATTGGTAAAACAAAGGTATCAATCGTAGAAGAACCATTTTCCGATTATGGAATTTATGTATGGCAGTTAGCCTCTGGTAAGTTTTTTACAGATGACCACGGTAATGCACTAAGCATTGACTCAATGAAGGGTGATGAATCTCGTATTGCTCTTTTGCGTAATGAAGCGTCCTACAATGGTCAGCCACACGGACAGGCTGTATTTTTCCCTAATGTTCGCAAGGTATCCGATGAGGAATATAGCGAACAAATTGACCGCATGCAACAGGGATACATCCCATCTGAAACAGACCTTGGTGCGCTAGTTGCAGCAAAGCAAACTCTCAACCTATATGGAAGTGACGATTAATGAGTTATTATGAGTATGCAAATACACCTGCTCGCTTAGATGAAGTTCCAGAAGAAATTAATCTATTTAAAGAACAAGACCCATTCAATAAGTCATGGGACGACATTAAGTCATTCAATGGAATGAATACAAACTTCAAACGTAGAAGTACTAGAATGGCTAAGGCACTGGGTGATGACGCATACCTTGAATCAGCAGGTGCAATTCAGATGGGTACAGGTGGAGCACGTTCAAATGCTATTAATCCAGGTGTAGTATTCCGTAATGCATACGCACTATTTGATGTAATCACACCACCATACAACCTATATGAACTTGCAACATACTACGATACCTCATTTGCTAATCACGCTGCTATTGATGCAAAGGTTGAAAATACTGTTGGTCTTGGCTATGACTTTACCATTTCGGATAAAACAGGTCTTAAACTTGAGGCTGCATCAGCAGAACAGATGGCTCGTGCTCGCAAACGCATTGAACGTCTAAAAGTACAACTCCGTGATTGGCTAGAGGGTCTTAATCAGGATGAATCATTCTCTTCTGTGATGGAAAAAGTTTATACAGATGTTCATGCAATGGGTAATGGCTACATTGAAATTGGTAGAACTACCACAGGAGAGATTGGCTACATTGGTCACATTCCTGCAGCAACTATGCGTGTTCGTCGTCTTCGTGATGGATACGTTCAGATTATTGCTAATAAGGTTGTTTATTTCCGTAATTTTGGGGCAAAGAATGTAAACTATATTACCGATGACCCAAGACCTAATGAGATTATCCACATTAAGGAATACTCTCCATTAAATACTTTCTATGGTGTTCCAGATGTTATGGCTGCTATGCCATCGCTAATTGGAGATGCACTTGCTTCACAATACAATATCGATTACTTTAATAACAAGGCTGTACCACGTTATATTGTAACTCTTAAAGGTGCACAACTTACACAAGAAGCAGAAGACAAACTATTCCGCTTCCTACAAACTGGTCTAAAGGGTCAGTCACACCGTACACTATATATTCCACTTCCTGGCGATACAGAAAGTAACAAAGTTTCATTCGATATGAAACCAATTGAAAATGGTATCCAAGAAGGCTCATTTGCTCAGTATCGTAAGCAGGTTCGTGACGATATTTTAGTTGCTCACCAGGTTCCACTTTCAAAACTTGGTGGTAGTGATGCATCACAACTAGCAGCATCTCTATCACAAGACCGTACATTTAAAGAGCAGGTAACTCGTCCAGCACAACGTAACCTTGAAAAGATTTTAAACAAAATTATCCGTGAAAAGACAGATGTGCTTGAACTTAAATTTAATGAACTTACACTTACTGATGAACTTGCTCAATCACAGATTATTACCAATTATGTTAAGAACCAAATTATGGCTCCTAATGAGGCTCGTGAAATTCTTAACCTTGCAGAACGTCCAGACGGAGATGCTATGATTCAGCCAACTGCTCGCCAGGCAGCAGATTCAAATGCAAATAATGCTAAGGATAGAACTCGTGATGGAGAACGCCAACAAGCACAAGCAGATAACTCTGCAACAACTGCTGGTAGAAATCCAAAAGGGGAAGGAAGACGGTCCCAGTAATAAAATTGTGTTATAATAACAATTACATAACATTCAATAAAAAGGGGCTATAATTAGTTATATGAGTATTCAAAAGGCACACTTCGACGTTGACGGAGAAAACGTTCGCATCTCTATGCCACTTACTAAAGTGGATGCAGAACGTCGCATTGTTTCTGGCTTTGCTACTCTAGATAACGTAGACCGTCAGAATGACATTGTAACTCCAGAGGCTTCACTAGAGGCATTCTCAAAGTTCCGTGGCAACATTCGTGAGATGCACCAGCCAAAGGCTGTTGGCAAGATGGTAGCCTTTAAGGAAGACAAGTACTTTGACCCAGAAACTAAGAAATTCTATTCAGGCATTTATGTATCTGCATATGTTTCAAAGGGTGCTCAGGATGCATGGGAAAAAGTTCTAGATGGAACTTACACAGGTTTTTCTATTGGTGGTAAAATGAACAAGTGGGATGATGCCTACGACGAAAAGATGGATGCAAGTATTCGCATCATTAAAGATTACACATTGGTTGAACTATCATTAGTTGACAGCCCTGCAAACCAGTTTGCCAATATCCTATCTGTTGAAAAGGTAGATGGCGTAGATACTATTACTGGCGAGGGTACAGAAACAATTCTAGAAAATGTATTTTGGGACAAAGAATCAGGATTGGTAACAATCTCAGAAGAAGACTCTGCAACTAGCCCTGTTACAGGTGCAAACATGCAGAACATAGGTTTTGTTGAGAAGTCAGATGCTGACAAACTTGACATGATAAAGTTCTTAGTTGATAGTGCTAAAGGCATTAATACTTCTAAGACTATTAAAAAGGAGAATGATAACATGGCAGACGAAATCGTAAATGACGTAGTAGCCGATGTCGCTCCAGAGGCAGAAGTTGTTGACGCTCCTGCTACAGAAGAAGTTGTTGAAGAGGCTCCAGTAGCCGAGCCAGCACATGTAGAAGAAGTTGTAGAAGA